GCGTCGAGTGAGCGGCCTTCAGCGGCAGCGCCGTCAAGGATTGCCTTGGCGGCTTCGTAAGCCTTGGCCCGCTCCTCGATCAGAGACTTAATGTAATCGGCCACGATTACTCCAATCGAATAGTTAGGGTTTGATGCGCAGATGGGTTACGCGCTGCGGCTCCGCAAACGCACACACCACAGCGGCTCCGCATGTGATGTAAGTGGAGGTGGCAGGGAACGACCCCACATCACGCCTTAACGTGCACCCCCGAAGGCTTAAACAGCCTTAGCAAGCAGTTCTAATTTGTCGCGCAGCACGCTGATGAGTTCAGCGCCACTTTCAGCGGCAGGCTCCTCAACCTTCACGCGCTGACGCTCAACTACATCCACCAGCAGTGATGCTTGATCGGTGGACAATTCGTTGCCAGCCTCCAGCGCGGTGAGCGCGTCAGCAAGGGCATCGGCATCAGTCTGCGTGCGCTGGGCGAGCAGGTGCGCCTTGCGAATCGTTGCGCTGGTGCCCTCATAGGCAGGGAAACCCGTAACAACGCTGACTTCATGCAAGCGCACCTCATTGAGAAAACGCCGCTGGCCATCGCTGCTCCACTCATCGCCGCCACGCGGAACGCTGAAACCAAAGCTCATGGAATCAACGTCACCGCGCTTCATCAACACAGCGAGGTCACGCGCGTAGGTGGTTTCAGGAAGGTCAGCCTCAGCAAGCAGGCCGCGACCATCCTCACTCAACTTCAACGTGCCCGAGCGCGTAGAAGCAAGCACCATCGTGTCGTCGTGGTTCACAAACATCTTGATTTGGTTGCGTGAGGACAATGTACGGCCAAACGCGCCAGGGCGAATCTGCTCGACGAAAGGCAGCGGTTCACTATCAGAGTTGAACACTGCTGCATAGCCACGGAACTGTGCGCCGTTGGCGACCTCGCGCACCTCCAGGTCTTGCACCTGAACTTGGCGCGTTTCCACTTTGCTCATGTTGTTCCTTTCGTTAGAGCGCTTACAGCAACTCCAAAATCAATAGTTCATCCTCAAGCACGCGCGCACGGTGTGCGGTGTCCTCGACGTAACGAATAGGCGCAACCGTTAGACGGCTCACACCGCGCACAATTCCCACCGACGTGCAAACACCCACGGCGTTGCCGTTAGTGGCGCTGCGTCCAGATATGCGCCCCACAGGGGTAGATGAGCCAGCCACCGCGCCGTGCTTGGCGATTGCTTGCACCTTGGGCTGGTAATACCGATACCCAACAGCGCCGCCGCTCGGTGTTGGTGCAGGTGGCGTTGGGGGAGTCGGCACCGAACCACTTGCAGATCCTGTGCTAGTGCTCGCACCGTTAGCGCTACCGCTCAGCGATGGCGCACCACTCGCGGCACCTGCTGTTGCGTTAGACGCAACAACGATGCCAAGTAAGTCAGGAAAACCTTGAGCGCTGCCTTGAGATACAGCAGAACCAATAACAACGCCGCGCGCACCCTCAACGCCTGCCACCGTGCCTGCTGAGGATTGCGCGCCCGTAGCCGTGCCGGAAAGTGCAGGGCTACCAGCAGCCGCACCGCTTGACGTTTGCGCGCCTACGGCGGAACCAGATAGGCCCATGACGCCAGCAACGGTGCCAGCGCTGACGTTCTCACCGATAACAAAGCCCGTGCCAGGGCCGCCAAGTACGTTAGAACCAATGACACCTAGCGTGGCGCTGTCAAGAGTGAACAGCCCCGCCATGACTAGCTCACAGACTCAGACAGGTTCCCAGCGGAGATGGTGTAGGTGCCAGCGCTAGAAAACGTCTGCGAAACGTCCAACGCGCGTGAGCCATAAAACGTGCCGCCACTCGACGCCGACCAATAACCCAGGTAAGTGATCGTGGTGCCCGTGGGAACGTCAAAGACAATATTGGCCGATGAGATAGCCGTGCCGCCGCTCGCCGCACCCCACGAAATGCTTTCGCGCGTGTAGGCACCGCCTGTCACTTCACTTGAACCTGAAGCGTTGGGCTCAGCGGTGTGCAAGGAAGCGTAGGCAGCAACGGCGGTCAGGCCGCCAACTTGGGCATTGAGCCCATTGTCATTCAGCGCCACTATTCCTCCACAATTCCGATGATGTTGCCGTGCGCGTCACGCTCAACCTTCTTAGAGCGTGGTGCAACCTCAGGCACATTCACATTCACGATGGGCTGCGGCAAGTTGCGGATCTGCGCACCAATAGCCTCAGCGAACTCGCCAGGGTCAAGATCGCGCACAGGGTACGCCGCAGCGGGGTCGGTTGGGTCAAGCATGATGGGCGCCTGCAGCTGCACGGTAGGCAAGCCGGTGTGCATGATGGGATCAAGCCCAACAGCGCTCAAAGACTCAGAAGGCTCAAAGCCAAGTTGCACTAAGCGGGTCAGCATCTCAACGCGCTTTTGCTGCTCAATCAAGTTGGCAGCGTTCACGTTCACGTTAGCCAACGGCACGCGATGCTCATCACCGCCAGCAACAGGGGAAAGATCCTCAAGGCGGCGCACATCGTTAATGCTGAACGCGCCCATCTGAATGGCCGTTGAGTAACCACTCATGCGTGTCTGGAAATCGCCACGCAGCAGGCCATCCATGTTGATGCGGTAGAACGCATCACCAGGCAGCAGTGAAGTGAGCGCGGTTTCAATTTTGGACACATAAGGCCGCAGCGTGTATTGGCTGAACTGGATCGCGTTCTGCTCCACGCTGGCATAGGACATAGACCCAGCGACGTTCACTTGCAGCATGTGCGGTGGGATGCGGAAAATCCGACAAATTTCCTCAACTGCAAACTGCCGCGACTCCAGCATCTGTGCTTGCTCAGGATCAACACCTGTCTTGACAAACTTAGAACCACCGCCGAGCACACCCACGCGGTGCGACTTATCTAACCCACGGTGCGATGCCTCAAACGTGGTCTTGAGTTCAAGTGCCTGTTCCTTAGAAATCATTGATGGGGTTTCAATGATGCCGCTGGTGACCGAACCTTGACCAAAGAAACGTGCAGCAAAATCGGTCAAGGCTTGCGCCATGCCCAGGGTGTCTTTCAACTCATCAATGCGCGAGACACCACGCAGCGACCCAGGCTTCTTAAGTTCAGTGATGTGCAGCATGTCACCGCGAGCAATCACGGTCTTGTAATCGTGCAGGTACTCAATCTCGCCATCACGGTTGCGGCGAATCTCCACCTTCGTGGGGTCAAGCACGACCAGCGCGGTCGGCAAACCAGCGTTAGGCCCACTCGTTGCACGATACACACGAATAAACGCGTTGCCGTCGAGCAGCAACGACACCATCACCTGCTGCAAGAAATCATCTTTGCTGGTGCCTGCGTCAGGGTTATACACCCAGGCAGGGCGGGGGCGATACGGCACGCGCTCGCCGTTGATACGCACAAACGTATCAACAGGCAGGGTGCTCACCGTGTCTGAGAGCAGTCGCACAGCGGCATACACCGCGCCAATCTTGAGTGACTTAGATTGATCCATCGCCACACCGCTCGGCGTAGTGAACGCCCAATCAGCGCCACTAGCGAACAGGGATTGATAGGAGATCGCGCGCTGCTCCCCAAGACCTAGTAAACGACCAAGCATTATTTGCCTCTCGGTTCAAGCGCGACACCAACGAGCACCAACAGCACGCCGCCGACGATCAACCCAGCCGCAGGCGCGATGAGCGCAGCGCCAGCAACGACAGCGCCAAGGCCCACAAGTTGCAGCACTGTGCTCATCAGATCTCCTAAGCAATAAAGAAAGGTTCAGCCGATTGCGGCTGTTCCTGGTACGTCATGGCGCGCTCTAAAGCCATGATGGATGCGACAGCCGCGTCAATCTTGCGGGCGCTGTTTTTGTTTTCCTTATAAATCCGCACCCCACGCGCATCAGACTTCAGCACCGCATTGCTGATGTGCCTAGTAAGGATTGGGTCACCGCTGTGCGTGAGTTGACGCTCCAGCACCATCGTGGTGAAGCGCTGAGTGGCCGGCGTCATGCGCGCTGCGCTCTGAAAAAATTCCGTTACAGGCAGCGCCTCAGCAGCAAGCACCTCAAGCGAGCGTGACCACAGGTGCGGGTCAGCAGTGATCTCGACAACCTGCCAGCGCAGACATGCCGTGCGGATGGCTTCTTCAACATCAAGAATGGGCACCGTCCACTCAGTTTCCCCAGGTGGGCGCTCCCAAATCCCCGCAAGTTGCAGATGCGGAAATTGCGTTACAGACACCGCAGCAATGGCCGTGGCATCACGCGAATACGAACCATCAAGGGCAAGCACCACGCGCTCACCATCAGGTATCTCGCGCGCCACCTGGCACTCATCCCATGCAGCCTGCGGCAACCATTGACCCTGCAACGACACAGGACGGTTGAACCAATAGCGCTCCCATTCAGCAGGGGAGGTCTGCGGGTCATCGTAGGAATCAGCGATGGATGCCAAATCAAGCCACGCAGCAGCAGGGCCATACACCTCGTCAAGGCCAGCCATGCGGTCACGCTTCTTGGTTGCATCCCACTTAGGGCTTGCCTGACGGTGATCAAAGAACAGCCCAGCATCACCCACGCGGCCCTCAGCCACAGCCTTGGCATATTCGTGCGTGCCCTCAGCCACCGAGCCCTCACCAGGGGCATACATGGTCGTAGTCTCAAACGCCCAACCAGCGGCAACCTTGCGCTTGAGCAAGTTACGCAACACCACTTGGTGCAGCCGCTTGAGTCGAGGAAGCACCCACAAATGCGTTTCATCAAAGACAACGAAGGTGGACTTGCCGCCGTCCTTAGATGAATCAGCAGCAGACTCAGGGGTGATCTGTCCACCCTGAGGCAAGATAATGCGCGTCAAGCCCACATCAATGCCAGGGAAGTCAGCGCGCAAGGCTTCTGATTGCGAGCAGATAAACCGCACCGCGTCATAAGTGTTGCCCGCTTGCCCGTACTCGGTAGCGAAACACAAGATCTCAGGACGCTTCACAGGCTGACCGACAGGCTCACCCTCGTCATAGGCATAACCCCACGGCGACACCTCGCCAGCCTTAGCAAAATGCGAAAACCTCACAGGGCCGATAGCCTCGCAAATCGCAATAAACGCAGCGAGTTCAGACTTCGCTCGACCCTTAGGCCGACTCATTACCGCTCGACGAATCAAGCGCTTGCCGCTGGCATCCACCTCATAACAGCGGAGAATGAAGGATGCAAACTCATCATCAAGGCTGATGCGGTTTCCCTCAATGTCACCAGGGCCGTGGACTAGGTAGTGCTCAATCCAATCAACGAGAGCGAAGCCAAGACTAGACGTTAGTGACAGCGACAAGGCGTGCCTTACGGTCAGCGTTCACGCGCGGCTCAGACTTAACCGCTGCAACCTCATCGGTGATCTCCACCTTCAATCGCAAGCGATCCTCAGGTGTCGCACCAAACTTCGCCACACGCAGCCGCAGCTCAGCAGCCACACCCGTGTTGCCCGACCACAACTCGTTATGCAGCAAGGCAGTGTCAAGCAGGAAAGCCCAATCAGTTGCCGTGAACGTCTGCGACAACGGCGACAGCCGCCAGGTGTCCCACCATTGCGCAGTGCGCTCATGCCACACGCCATCAGGTAAGGCAGGCCCACGCAGTTGGCCATCATCGCTGACCTTGACAAACTCGGCATCACGTCGAGCAGTGTCATTAGGGCGCGAACGCTCACGCTGGGGGACAGGGCCACGACCAGCCATTAGCGATCACTCACAAACATGGACACTCCAAGGGCGCAGGGTTACAGTGGAAACATGGGGATTTTCAGTAGGGGGAAGCAAGCACAACCGATCACATTTGAGGAAGCCATCGTTGCCTTGGGGTTACCTCCAGGCACGATCCTGAGGGAATCTGAGGAAGTGCTTGATATGTGGTGCCCGCAGACTCATCTACCGTCTAGCGGTGATGCGAACTGCTATCAAGCGCAGTTGTTCAACATGGGAACGTCAGTTGCCGTCATGGTTGGCGGCAAAGCCGTGAGTAAATTAGATGATAGGTGTCTATCAACAGCGGTCATTGCCCTCAAACGCCACGGTGGCAAAAGCGCGCCAGCGGTACTCATCCTTGGACGTGAAGGCCGCAAAACCGACAAAGTGTTAGCACGCGCGTAACGAATCAAGCACTGGCTGAATGTCAGTCAGCACTAACGGCGCGCGCTTCCACCTGCGCATCGTCACGGTGAAGTAGCGGCCACGGTCGTAGACCTCAACTTGGCCTGACTTATGACCTTTGCCAACAACACCCAAACCAAAGATATGCAAACCCGTGCCCGATGGCGACACCTCAACGTAAGTGCCACGGCACGCCTTCACGATCTTGGCAGCCCACGGCTGAAGCACACCATTAGTGATGCAGTGATCTAGGTCAATTCCAGCAATGCCATCAGCAGCGAACACAAAGCCCAGGCCATCACCAACTGATGATGAGCGAGCACTTGCAAAAGATGCCCATGAGTTTGGATCAGTGCTTGAAGCGTTGCCGCCGTACACACGCTTAGGCACCTTGGCATCGTGACGAATCCAACGATGAAGGTTCATCAACTGCGCTGGTGGTTGCGCACGATGAGCACCCACGCGGCACGCCGTTGAGCAGTAGCGAGCGCCAGCGCGTGCGGTGAAATCAGCGGTGCACCAGCTGCACTTCATACGGGAAGTATAGGGGAAAACATGCGTGAATGTAACGTTTATTTGGGCATCGCGCGTAATTTAACGCAGCAGCGATAACAGGCAATGTCAAAGCAAATGGGTTGCTGTTTTGAGAGATCGTCAGCCAGCGGTGCTATATTCGCCGCGTGGCTGCCTTCATTTTTGCGGTGACCTGCACGCGCAAAAGGTAGCG